ACATAACCTGTTTTTTATAGTTATACACACAAATTATTGTTTGTCAACTATTTATTTATATTATCTAGCAGAACCTGATATATCGTAGATAAATTTACCTGTACGAATTGCTTCCATAACATCTTCTGATTTCTTTTCATATTCTTCAGCAGACATTTTTTGCACTTCAGATTCTTTTAGATAAGATTTCTTTTCATCTGTTTGTGGTTCTGCAGTAGTAGATTTAGTTTTTACTGCTTTAGCAGCTTCTTTATCTGTTTTTGGTTTTTCTTTTTTATTTATATTTTTATCAGATTTATATAAATCTATTGCTCTTGCTGCAGACCTTGCATCTGTGTCATTTTCATATAGTGCTTCTTGAACCCATTTTGGTTGTTCATCAGCCCATTGATGAAAATCATCACTTTCTCTAATATCAGAAAAGTCAGGATGTATTCTTAGTAATTCAGCTTCTGCTTTTTCTCTTGCAGCGTTTGCTCCTAACTCATCTATAGACTTTATTCTTTCTTCTAACTCTTTTGTTTGCTCAGATGCTTTTTTTATAGCTATAGTTTCTACAATAGCTGCTACATCAGGATAATCTTTCGCCCATTGTTCTATATCTTCATCTGATCTAGGCAATTTCATTTCTTTTTTAGTAGCTTGAGTTAACTGATTTTTTAACTCGTCTATTTGTTTCTGAAAATCTTTTTCTTTTTGTTGAGTATGTCTTCTTAAATCTCCATACCTTTTTTTAAAAGTTTTTTCTTCTACACCTTCAGGTTCTTTTTCTTCAATCTCTTCTTGTGGTGTTTCTTTTTCTGTATCTTCATCTATAAGTTGTTTTAACTCTTCTTCGTCTTTTTTTATTCTTTCTTCTATATTTGTAGGTTTACTTACAAATGCAACTTTTTTAGGTGTTGCTTCCTTTGTCATTACAGCTTCTGCCATTTTCTTTTCTCCTTGTTGGGGTCAAAGTAGCCATCATGGGGTATGAGTAGCCAACAAAATGTGGATTATTGAATTGAAGCTAATCCACCACGCTTCATGTTTAATTTTTTTGGTTTAGATGCTAGACCACCTTTTGCACGAACAATACCTTGTCCACCTCTTCTACCTGTGCCTGTACCACTTCCTGCTCTTTGTTGTCTATCTCTTTCTATTCTAGCATCTCTTTCTGATTCTCTTTGTTCTCTTTGTCTTTGTTTTTCTGCTTCTATTTCTTCCTGTCTTTGTTTTGCTCTTGCTTCTACTGCTGCTTTTGCATCTTTTTCTAGTTTAGCTTGTCTAGCTTCTTCTGTTGCTTTTCTAGTTTTTTCAGCTTCTTCTTTTCTTCTTTCTTCTGCTGCTTGTGCTTCTGCAACACCTGCCATCTCATCTTCTTTTTTAACAAGTGGTTGTGTTTTTAATCCTGAACCTGTTAAGTCACCAACTTTTGCAGTTCCATCAGGTCCTGTAACTGCTACAATAGTTCCACCACCTTCTCTTTCAAACTGCATATTACCTGTTGTTTGATTACGAACATACTTACCTTTATATGCTTTACCATTAGAAACTAGATAACCATCACCTTCATTTGCAGGTGCTTTACCTGAACCACCTATATTATCATTTGTAGTAATACTATCTAAAAATCTTTGATATGCTTTACTATTTTTACCTTCTGTTCTGTAGTTTTGATCTATTAAACCTAAAGAGGTAGAAAACTTATCATAGTTATCTTTTTGTTCACTTGTTAAACCAAAGTATTCCATAGGACTTAAAGGACCACCAAACCAACCTGAATCTATAGCAGATTTTGCTGCTTTTACTTGATCCGTAATTGTTCTATATACAGTGTGTCCTTGTGCATTTCTTGCTGGTCCTCCATACTTTGCTTTATCTTTTGGATTTACATTTATAGCAAAACCTTGATTATTAAATACACCACGAGTTACAACTTCTGTATCACCAATATTTCTACCTACTTTTCCTGATACGGCAACATCACCTAACACATCAATTTTAGGTTGACCTAACCCAAAAGTCTCGTCATCAGCCATTGTAAGCCCTGACTCTGTTGATTTACCTTTTCTTTTTTTATCTACTTGTCTACCTAAAAAACCAAGAAAAGGACCTCCAACAACACTACCTGCTATTCCAAGAGCATTTTCTTTTAAGAAATCTCCTACTTTACCAAAATCAAAAGACTCACCCTGTCCACCTGCAGGTGGTAATGGTTGTTGATCTCTATCATCTTTATCTTCTTTTGGTTTTATAGTGCCAACAGAACTTTCTTCAGATGCCTTTGGCATAGAATCATCTGCTTCTGATAATAATACAAAACCTTCAGGTATAGAATATACAGGATTACCATCTACAAATGGTATATTAAGTATCTGACCTGTTTCTTTATTTTTATATGTTTTTACTTCTGATTTAGGTAACTGACCAAAAGGAGTACCCATTAAATCTTGATACGTTGGTGCTGGTTGTTGTTGTGGTACAGGTTGTTGTGGTACAGGTTGTGGTTGTACAGGCATAGGTATAGGTTGAACAACAGGTGGTGGTGGATTTATACCAATATTAGGTGGTGTATATTGAGACTGTTTTGTTAAAACATTTTGTGGTTGTGCTATATTAACACCAAAAGGTGTAGGTTGATTAAACCCACCTTGTGCCATAGGTCTAGGATTAAAAGGTGTAGTATCAGGTAATGTAGCTTCTTCAGGATTTCCCATTTGACCCATTGCTTCCATCTTACCTAAACCTGATTTAGCTTGATCTCTTAAACCCATTATTTTTTCTAGTCCATGATAGCGAACAACATCTGCAGGTAATACAAACTCACCTTCACTTAGTTGTGCAGGTATATCATCTCTTACTTCTTTTTTTGTAGAACCTACAGGAACTTTATTTTTTGATATAGGATCAATTTTATTACCTTGGTCTTTTAATCCACCAAAGAGTTCTAATTGTTGTGCTTCCATATTTTTTTTAGCCATTTGTTAAAACCTCATCACGTAATGTTTTTAATCTACGCAAAGTTGCAATAGAGCCTTGCGATCTATGTATAATAATAGAGTTCTCTGATTGTTCAATAGCTTTATGTTGTTGACTTATTAAAAAATCTATATAGTTATTGAACGACTGTATTAGGTGTTGGTTGCTCACCAACGGCTTGAGTTGGCTGAGTATTTGCTTGTTGTTGTTGTCCACCTTGTTGAGGTACTCCTGTAAATCCTTGTTCTCCTGGTACAGGAACTTGTCCTGTTCCTATAGTAGCACCACCTGAACCTGTTGGATCATTTGGGTCTACTCCTGCAGCAGGTTGTTGTGCCTGTTCAGGTTTATTTTGTGCTTGAAACTGTTTTAGTAGTTCTGCTTGTACTGCAGCTTCATCCATGCTATTAGTTACTTTATCAGGGTCTAAATCTAATGACTTAGCTATTTCTCTTATAATAAAGTTTACTTTTGCAAACGGTGCTAACATAGGATTAACTGTAGTCTGTAAGAACTGCATTAGTCTTTGTGATCTAACTTCATTAGCCATAAGACTCTCTGTACCTCTAGCTTTAACTTCTAAATCACCTTTTATATCAGGATCAAAATCAAACTGCATATTGAATCTAAACATACCTTTACCTAAAGGATTTAAAAGATAATCATCTACATTTTTAATTACAGTTTTTATACTACCACTTGCTGCGTTCATTAACATAGATATTCCTGATGCAGTTCTACCTACACCCATAACACCTGTTTGTCCATGTGCAAAAGATGGTAATCCTGTTGCTTCATCTGTTAGTTGTCTAGCTTTATCAAACAACTGTAAATTTTCATTAGATACATTTGGAAACTTTGTGCCAAAGATTGCTTGTCCTGGCGCCCCACCTTGTCTTCTAAAAATTTTACCAGGATAAACAGATAAGTCTTGTCCTGGTACTAAATTAGTTTCATCAACCTCTATTAACAGGTTTCCTGATAAGACTGCATTATCAACTGCCATTCTCATAAAACCATTCATTAATGTTTGAGTATCATCCATATTTTCAGCTAAACCTACACCAAAAAATGAATAAGGATTTAATTCATAAGGTGTTGCCATGTAAGGTATTGTAGCAGGTTTAAATGGATTAATTACAACACGTAGTAGTTTACCATTACATATCCATATATTACATTGTATTTCTTCTATGTCTTGCATCTCTTTAGGTATTTCAACACCCTCTTCTGCTAACATACTTGTATCAACTACACCCCAATATTCTAATACTTCAAATCTATCTATCATATATTCAGGTGCATAATCTGCTAGATCATCTTCCCAATGTTTCTTTACATAATTTTCTCCACCTTCAATAGCTTCTTCTATTACATTTGCTCTAAAATAAGGTCTTCGTTTTAAATTACGTAAATCTGTTCTAGACATCTTATGTCTTTCAACTGCATATGTAGCTTCTTCCATATTTCTTGCATCAGGATCAGGATAAAAATTCCAAACAGATACGTTATTTATTTGTGGTACAGTTTTAAATACAGGACTATATTCACCACTATCAGACCAATTAGGATACTCTTTATCTATAGCAAAAGGTCCTTTCATAACACCTGTACCAAAAAGAACCATTTCAAAAGCTGTACTACGTAAATGTTTAGATGCATTAGACTCTTCTAGTTGATCTATTATTTTCTTTTCCATAGATTTAGCAGCAATCATAGCAGGACTAAAAGTAATTGCAGAAGGAGTTTTACCTGCACCTTGTTTTAAGTTTTCTATATCTTTTAACTTATCTTCTAAAGGTCCTAACTGTTCTAATAAACTTTTTTGTGTTGAACCTGCAGGTAAATCTTTACCGTCTCCTGCGTAACCATATGGAGATTCTTTCTCTTGATTATCTCTAAGTTGTTCAGGTTCTTTTGGATCAAAGTGAACATCTTTAGCTACACCTTCAGGTAACTCTGTAGGTTCTATACTTATTGGAAACTTATTTCCACCAAACAAAACATCAACTATTTGACCATATGCAGCTAATGTTTTTGTTTTAGTTATCTTTATAAATACTCTAGATTTTTCTGCTTCGGTAAATTGTACATCAGGACCATAAATACCTCTGTAGTTTCTGTATGCTTTTATCCATCTATCTTCATCTTGCTCTCTATAATCATCTGCTTTTTTATATTGACCTTGAACAAAACCAACTAAATTACCTACGTTTAAATCTTGAGTTTCAGAATCATCAACATCCTCTAAAGATATTGCATCTTCTTCAATCATCATTTCATCATCTTCTGCCATATTGTTTCCTTAATATCCAAATGTTGAGTCTGCTATCGGCATACTACTTGACGGTACACCTCTAGCATCATAATCAAATATACTAAATCGAGGTCTAGTCATAACTCCATAACGTAAAGCATCGTATAAGTGATCTTCTGCTTTAGTATCTACATCTTCAGGGTTTTTTTTATCTAAAGGTATAGAAGGTAGTTGTGATATTATATTTGTACACGTATTAAAAAATATTAGTCTTGGTTCTTCTGTAAATTCATCTATTTGTAATCTTCTGTGAATTTCATTTTTACCTGCTATTCTAGAACCTTTACTTCTATCTGAAGGTCTCCATCTACATCCTCTACTAATCATTTGTTCTGCTAGTGAAGGACCTGTATCACCTCTTTTGTGCCACAAACTAGAGTCAAGCACTCCATACTTTATATTTCCATCTTCTGATTCTAAATCTAAAACCATATCTGCTAAATCAGTTGCTAGTACTTTTGACACATATAATTCACGATAAACTATTAATTGTTCGTCAGGAGATACTGCAATCCATAAAACTCCTGAATAACTTCCATATCCATAATCACAAGCCCTAAATTTAACCCAATTACCAGGAATACTAAAAGGCTCAACTACATGTACATCTCTATTAAATTCAGTAAAAGCTGCACCTTCTTTTATATCCCAATCACCCTCTAATAATTGTCTTTTTTGTTGTTCAGGTAAAGATAATAACATTGCTTCATAATCACCTGACTCTGAAAGATATGGATTGTCAGATAATCTAGCAGGGATAAATCTTCTTTTAAATAATGCATTTCCTGCTTTTGGATGTCCTGATGGATACTTTAATTCTTCTCCTGTTTCAATATCTGTAGCATTAAATGTTTTATTATATGGAGAAGGATCAATAAACATTTTTTTGACCCACATATGACCCACACCTCCTGGGTTAGTTGTTGCTCTCATATAAATAGGTAAATCAGGAGCAGTAGAACGTAAACGTGATCTCATATAATTCCATGCAAAAGGACTTGACCATTGTGTTAACTCATCAAATCCTATCCAACTAAATGCTAAACCTTGATAACGCATAACGTCTTCATCTCTATCAAGATATGACATCCATAGTCTTGCACCTGATGGTGCTACCCATTGCATTTTTCTTTCGTACCACTTTATACCCTTCCATATTTTAGGATATAATTCTTGAGATTTAAATATAAGTTCTCTAAGTTCTTCTGTGGTATGTCGTAAAAGTAATCCACTAAATTGTGGATGACCCATATATCTTAGAGGGTCTGCTAACATAGCAAATGATTTGCCACCTCCTGCACTTCCCCCATATAAAACTTCTCTTTCAGATGCAGCAAGAAACTCTGTTTGAGGTCCTTCATTTGGTTTAAATGCTACATTTAATTCTTCTTCAGGTATTTGTTCTACTTCTGCTAAAGAAGATTTAACTTTAGGTTTTAGCACCTGTTCTTTCTTCTTCGATTGTTTTCGCTTTTTGTATCGCTTCCGTTGCGTACTCAGCCCATTTTCTGAGAGTTCTAGCTTTGTTCTTACGTTGTTGCTCATTTGCTAACCTTTTTCTTAAACCTACGTGTGATATAGTTCTCCCTGTTTTTGTTGTTAGCCAATTAGCCACCTCTCTATATGAATATTGTTTTATATATTTTCTTGCTACTTCTAACGCTTCTAATTCATAATTTACAGGGTCTAGTAAATGATTGTCATTATCGTTTAGTTTATAACCAAAAGGTATCGTTCTAGCTATTCTAGGTATTTGTAACCACTTCTCATCTTCTCTAATATCTGTAGGTTGTGGCAGTTTCCATTTACCTAAACTTCTATTCATCTTCCTCTGTATCATTTTTTGGTGGTAATAGCATTACACCACCTGTACTTTCAACCTGCATTTTTTCTGTTTTTACTAAACCTGCTCTATCTAATAAATCTTTTGCTGCAGACATTTTATCACGTATTCCTAATTCTGTAGGGTCTACAATACCACCTACCATAGCCATAGCTGCACGAGGAGCATTACTTGCCATAAACATTTGAGTAGCTTCTATAATTTCATCTTTTATAGGTTTTATTATTTCATTGTTATTAGTATTTGTAGAATAACCTGCAATAATTTTAGCATCTCTAATACTACCATTGGCATCACCAAAAAGTGCATCTATAAATTTCTGTTGTCTTTCTGTTAATTTTTTAGCCATGTTTTACAAACTTTCTTTCTCTAGGTTTAAAAAACTCTTTTAAGTTTTCTATATGTTTTTTTCTTTGCTCTTGTTTTTTTAACTCAAGCCGACTCCCTGCATCCGTGATATAAGTCTGTCTGCTCGATTTGTTACTTGTTTGTACCATCTACTGTCTTTCATTTGATAACCTGCTTCTAACCAATTACCATCGTGAATAGCCTGTATCATTTTTTTAAATTTAGATAATCTAGGTCTGCCCATATTAAACATCATATTAGCTAAAATTAATCTTACTTCTTCAGGAAGACTATCCCAATTATCAAATAGTTTTTTACACTCACCTATAGTGATGTGTACGTCTTGCTCAAATACTTCATTAACCCTGATTTCATCCACCAATGTTCCCACTTCTTTTTTGTACTCTTGGTCTTTGTCAGTAATGAGATGTCCGATACCAAACGTAGGTAAGCCAATGTGGTCCAGATATATTTCGTATTTGCATCCTTCATCTACTTTTAATTCCTCTCTTAATCTATCTGTAAATGTTTCCATTAATGTGTCCTTTTTAATTTTTCATTTTCTTTTATTACAGTATAGTATGCTTCTGTTAATTGTTTTATATCGTCTTGTAATAATATTATTGTTGCTTTTGCAGATAGAAGTTCTCTTCTTAAAGTTTCTTCAAATGTATCCTCATGGTTATCCCATCCATTTGCTTCAATCATTTTTTACCACCTAATGCACTAAAACCAAAATATGCTCCTACAAGACCACACATACTAATATATTGTGTCATAAGAATAGACTCTGCTTCTGCTAATCTATCTGGAAATGCTAGAGTTAATATTGTTGTAATAGCCATTAAATAAATTAATACCCAAGCCATTCTACGTTTATTTATCTGATACCCTATTTTATCAGGTATTAAATCATTTGAACTACATTTACAGTTTTCTTTTCCACATGCACAAGTCATATTATTTCTTTCCCATTAACTGCATACCTGTCTTACCAAACCTATAACCAAAGCTACTACCTATACAAATATATAAACAAGTGCTAAACCAAGGTGGTGTATTTTCGTTTAGGAAGGTAAAACCCTCTGCTACATACGGCTGACTCCAAGGTAAGAAACATGCTACAAGTATGCCACCAAAAATAATTGTCCAAAATTCATCCTTCCAAGAACCTGCCATTTGATTAGTAAGGTTCTGTTCCATTAACATACTTGATGTAGCTTCAGTCTCATAGACTTTAGCTTCGGCTTTTGCACGAGCAACCTTTACTTCTGTTTCTGCTTTAGCTTTGTTAACTTTACCTTCTAGGTATGTACCTGCTAAAGATGCTATAGGACTTATTAACGCTTGAAACATTTTACCACTTTACCTTATCTGCCCAATATGCTGCCGACATTTTGCCTTTAGCAATATTTTTAGCATGTCTTGCTTTAAAAGATTTTCTCTTAGCTTTCATACGAGCAGACTCTCCTTTTTTAGGTTTACCTGCTGTTCCTTTTAATTCACCTACTTTTTTACCTTGTTGACCAAAACGTATTATTTTTTCTTTACCACCCTCACACGCTTTTACTATATGTGATTTAGTAGGATGATCAGGAGTTCGCCTTGGTTTATTACAAGGCATTTTTGCTTTATCAACTTTAGCAGCCATGACTAACCTTGAAAGAATATATGATAAACTAATAAAGCTATAATAAGTAATTTACCATAGTCTAAATCAAAGTTTGTTCCTTCGCCAAATCTTTTGTTCCATACTTCAAATTTAATTTTATCCCAATCAATCATGTTGGCTCTCCTTTACTAGGTATTTCTACACACACACTATAACCCTCTATATATTGTGGGTCTCGCATTATGCTATTTCTAACTTGATTTACATATTCGTAGCATCTGCTTTCTGATGTAAACGGAAAGTTTACCATTGGAAAATTAACAAATGCTGATGTTTCTCCTAATGACCATAGGATTGTTATAACGGGTATCCACATTTTCTACTCACTTTCTTTAGGTATGCAATAAACCTTGAGAAAGATTTTGTCTCCTGCCTGTCGTTGATGTATGTCCTGTTGTCGCATTTTTTGTGCATATCCAAGGCACGTATCCAAATCATTGAAGTAGACATTTTCTTTAATCTCTGTTCCTTGTAGTAAAACTACTAGCATCCATAACATAT